TTGTGATTGAGACTGTCATCTTGTTGGGTGTTATATCCCATGCAAAGCCTTGCGCTTGCAGGGTTTTCACAATCGTTGAACCTTCTTGGGTCACGTTTGTAATCTTGAGGTTGTCGAAGTAATCCAAGCCAATCATTGTGTCGGTTGGTACTGCTGGGTCTAGTAAGTCCACAGTCATTTCGTCAATGCGGATTGTGGTCTCTTTGCGAGTATTGACGTAATTGCCAGCAATGCCAGCAACAATGGTGTCGGTCTCAGCAATGAGGTTTTCCTGAGTCAAGCCATGCGGGAAGTACTTGTCAATAGAAGTCTGGCTATAAACGTTCTGTGCTGTACCGCCTACGCGGTTGAACTTCACGTCGTTGATGATGAGCTTGTCATCGAAGGCATACTTGACTGAGCGGTAAGGGATACCTGTTGTCTGGTTGAACTCTGTTGGAGTAGCAGCAAGGGTTGAAGCTACCTCAGAGCGAGACTTGAAGATTGCTGTGCCGTCTGGACTCATGTAGAACGCGCCAAGTCCTTCTGAGAACTCTGCGTTCTTGACGGCTTCTAGGGTTGTGCGAATAGTTGCAGGATCAGCAACGCAGGTTGTTACGCCTGTTGCAATAGTGCGCATAGAGGCAGGCCATTGCACGTCATCGAGAATCTTGCCAATGCGTGTGCCAGTTGTCTGGCCAGCTGGAGTGTCTGCAATAGTTCCCACGTTAGCCATCTGTAGCAATCGATACCCATCTGAGCAAAGCAAATCTACATAAGCAGTTTCTTGTCCTACAGGGAAGGTGTACTTATAGTCATTGACATAACCAGAAAAGAGAAAATGTTCCGCTGTTGCTGTTGTGGCTGAAATGCGCACTTTGCGAAGAGGCACAAGGTAGCCAAAATAAGGAGAGCTTGGGTTCTGTGGGTTAAAGTAACCTAAAGGATCTAAGACTCGAACTGTTGCTGTGCCAGCCTCGTAGGTGTCCTTCATGATATTGCGCCCACGACGAATTGAGATTGAATAAACGTCGGGCGTTAAATCAACTGTAGGGATAACTACATCAGATGAGCCAAAGCGGTTTACGCCAATCACGCCGTTGTCGGGTGAACCTATGACGAACCCTGCTCCGAATGTTGCACCAGAGCTAAAGTCGAACGAGACTGCTATCTGTGCAGGTAGGCTCACTCAAAGCCACCTGTGCGTCGATTGACGTAAGTCTGGTTTCCAGATGAAAGGCTTTGCTGCATAAGGTTCTTAGCGATTGTGTTGGTCAAGTCTCCGTCGCCTGTAATCTTTAGCTCGATTACCTGTGGACCTTGGACTGGTCCTGTAGGAGTGCCGTAAGTACCAGTAGGGGGTGGCGTAAAGCCCGTTACGGGCACATTGGTAGTCACGTTGCTAGAGACTCCTACGCCTGATGCGGCAGCCGCTGCTGCTGTACCTGTAGGAGCATTGACTGTCATGTTAGCAATCTGCTTTGCCTTTTCAGCAATCATGTCAAGATAGGCTTCCCACGAAGCAAAAGGGTTCTTAGCTGCTGGAAGGCTTGCTAGTTGTCGAGCAATCTGCTCACCTAGCCCTTGAGCCTTGGCTAGTTCATATGTTAGACGCTTGGCTTCTTCTTCATTACCTAGGAGTAAAGCAAACTGTAGTTCAAGGCGTTTGCGATCTTCATCAGATACCTTGCCCTTGAGTGCAGCGATAATCTGAATCTGCTCTAGGTCAAAAATCGTGCCAGCCTTTTTAAGTGCTGTCTGCTTCTTTTGTTCCGCTGTTGCAGCCTTCTGAGCTTTGACAATCTTTGCGTTGGCTTCTGCTTGCTTACGTTGTGACTCAAGCAAAGCCTTCTGTGAGGCTGTAAGTTCTGGAGTCTTTTCTTCTTTTCTTAAAGCCTGACCCTTATCAGCTGCTCGCTTAACGCCAGCCAACGCGCCTGTGTGGGTAGCCAGCCAATAAGCTGCTTTAAGCAAGTTCTTAATAATTGGATTGTCTAGTAACTGCTTTACATAATAAGCAGTACCAGTAATGACATTAGCAATACCAGTTGCGAGCTTGTCAATGGCATCTGTGACAGTTGTAATGCTTCCCTCTGCTCCACCTGCAAGGATTGTGAAAGCATCAAGTAAGCCTTTACCGATTGTTTCTTTAGCATTAGCAGAAGCAACAGTAAGAGCGTCCATTTTACCAGTGTAAGTATCGAGGTAAGCCGCGTTAGCCCCAGCGAACTGCTTGTTGAGTGCAGCCATAATCTGTTCAAAGGACATGGCGGCAAGTTGAGCCTTGGTAAGACCTAAGCCGTATTTCATCAAGCCGCGAGTATTACCTACATAAGCAAGAGCTAAGTCATTAGCGACTGTTGCTAAATCAAGACCTGACCCGCGAGATATATCCGTTGCCTTAGTGAGCAAGTCCTGAGCATAGGTAAGTGATCCAGTAGTGGTAATCAACTTTTGTAATGATGGACGAAGAATGTCATCGAGGATATTGGAGCTAGCTTCTAGACTTTGAATGAACTTCTCATTCTGAGCAGTAGCAAAAGCCAGACCAAGATTGTTAAGAGTGTTGGCTAGCTGCTTGGCTGCCTTCTCATCGTCTGCAAAAGCCTTGACTGCAGCCTTACCAAAAGCAGCAATGGCTGTAACGGATAGAGCAACACCTAGGCTCTTGCCTAGTTTCTTTGCTGACTTTTCAAGACTTGTGGTGGCTTTGTCGGCTTCCTTAAAAGCCTTCTTACCCTTAAACTCGGCGGCTAAGTCAATTCTTAAATCTGCCATTAGACCTTATCCTTCATCGAGTCAAACTTGTCTTTAGCCTTAAAGATTGCCTTTACGACTCCATCTTGCGCCTTGCCACGATCTTCTTCAAAGGCTCTAAAGATTGCACGACCGCGAGTTTTTTGAGTATCGCCTTTGATTGAACCGCCAAGCCGAGGGCTAAAGTTTCCAGTCACGCCAGACTTTCGTCCTGCTGTTTCGTAGATAGCACCAGCTGCGGACTTGTTAAAAATAGAAGCAAGAGCCTGAAAGCCATTGCGATTAGGCTTGCTTGGAGTTGCCTTGTAAGTAATGCCACGACGCACAATGCTTTGGTCATAATAACGCGTAGCCCAGCGACCGCCAGCGTTAGGACGCTTAAGCCAACCGCTAGGAGCATCTTCGTTGCTTGGCACGAATCCGCGAGCATTGCGAACTACTGGCTTGAGGAATGAAGCAATTTCTTTTGTCACTTCTTTTGCCAAAGTAGGTTCAACAATAGCCAAGGCTTTTCTAAGAGCGACCGCGCCTTGCAGCTTTACTGGCATTGTCACGCTCCTTCGCTATGTCCTTGAGGACTTCTACATGTGCCTTAAACGCCATCGAAGGTAGTTCTACGATGGTTTGGAAGGGAACTCCGAACTCGTAGCTCAAGCGAGCCGCGAGATAGGTGAGGGAGTTCCTATCCAGCCTTAAGCTAAAGGGTCAGACTCTAAGACCTCAACTGACTTGAGAGTCTCAAGGAACTGTTCCCCGAAAGGCTTGACTGTTTCACCCGAACGTCTAATTGCTTCCCAGCACAGCCAGTAAACGTCTGACTGCTTCTGATCTTCGATAAGAGCTTTGTGAAAGCCCTTCTTGGCGTATTGCTCGAAGGCGTACTCAATCAGCGGAGTAATTTCGTACTCTGTTACTGAGTTGTCAGCCCTTGTTACCTTTAGCTTTGCCATTGTTAGCCCCTTAGTTAGTTATTTAGAATGTGCCTGTTGTAGCAACTGCAACAGTACCAGAGACGTTGAAAGTGATGCTCTGTGTACCGAGATCACCGACTGCGCCGTTGATGTCTGTTGTGTTATTTACAAGGCAAGTAGCTGTATAAAGCGGGTTAGTCGCTGATACTGCTGTTCCCTTTGTCTGAAGCAATACGATTGGAACGTTAGTTCCCCATGCAGCCTGAAGAGTTGCAAGTACGTTTGCTGAAGCTGTGTCGTTCAAGAAGTCGATTGTAATAGATGATGCTTCAAGACCCTTAACAAACTTGTGTCCTGAATCGCCCATCGCTGTCACTTCGAGTTCATCGAATGTGCGGTTGAGTGTTACTGAAGTAACGTGGTCTGAAAGATCAACTGAATTAACCTTCACGCCTACGTTGTTGCTTAGAAATACTGCCATTTAGGTTATTCCTCGTCTTTCTTAGATGTGGGTTGTGTTGCTGGCTTTGTTGCTGGAAGCTGTCCGATCTTGATTAGAAAGTCAGCTTGCTCCTTTGTCCAATCGTCCATCGATTAGCTCCATTCCGTTAAGGTACTGATTGCAATGTCGCAAGTCAGTAAATCTCCAGAAGCGATTGACAGGACGCTAGGCGCGCTGACGCTTCCGACGTTAAATACAATGCTGGACGCTTCAAGGAGCGCGAACACCCGAACAACGTCGGCTTCGATGCCAGCAAGGTTGCCCTCATTGTCTAGCAATGGAACAAGGATAGAAATCTTAAAGTTAGCCATAGGACTGATTGCTGTGTAATCATTATTAGACGGCACAATGTAAGGATCAGCTGGAGTGACAATGACGCTGTTAGCAATAGGCGTTGCAGGTGGGAAGCTGAATACTGAGTACTTTGTGTTATCTGTAAGAGCCGAAGCAATGCTAGAGCGAAGTGTGGTTATTGCTGGCATTAGCCCACCATTGAGCGAGGGTCTAGATAAGGTGCAAGAAGCCCACGGACGCGAGCCATGAGTGTGTTACCCATGCGGTAAGGGCTTGGAGTGTAACCGTCGATAGATACGCCGCCAGAAGAAGGAGCTTGACGGCTCTGCCAGATGTCGATGGCAATCATGAGGCTTGCTTCTTGAATTGCTGGGACTGTTGAAGGATCAAGATAAGTTTCTGCCGTGACCAAGCCATAAGGATTAACTGGGTGGTAAGGGGCTGCTGTGTTGTTGTTGCCTGAGATGGCGTAAGTAATTGAATACTCGCCTACCTCTGTGATTGTCTTATTGCCGTTGTGCTTAGACCCTGATCCTGAAATAACTACGGTCTGCCCAACGTAGAACACGTCCTTAGTTGGTTCATCAAAGTAAGAAGTGCCAGTTGTGGTTGTGTTGCTGTGTCCGATTAAAGGAGTTGTATTAGCCCAGATAAATGGGAGTAGCACGTTGTCTGCTGCGTCGCATACTTCTTGCAGGGTAGCGTCAGCGTAGAGAGTGCCTACGCCTAAAGCTGTGCGAAGTTCTGCAACCGTTGTGAGAGACATGCTATTCCTTTCTAAAGACTTGAGGGGACTACAAGGGCTCTGGTAGCCCCCTCAAGCGACTTAGGGTGTTGCTATTATGTAAGGTTGAACTTACGAACGCCCTTACCTGACTTAGCAAGGTAGATAGCGAGGTATCCGTAGAGATTGATTTCAATCTCGCCTGATGTAAGTACGTTTACACGAAGCTGAGTTGTTGGTGATTCCCATGTGTAAACTGATGCTGGAGCAACGAGGAATGCTGAGTTATCAACGATTCCTGATGTAGAGATATTGTGATCTACGATGAGGTCTGTACCAAGTACGCCACCAACAACGCTTGTAGCAACTGCGTTGCCTGATGCGTTCTGTGTTGCGCCTTGTGCTGAGTAGAGTGCGCGACCTGTTGAGTCTGCGTATCCTGCGATAGCAGCCCATTGATCTGTTGAAGCTACGAGCTTGTTAGCAAAGTCTCCGCCTGTACCCTTGTATGCTGCTGCGCCTTCTACAGAAACGAATGACTGAAGTCCAGCCGCTGTCGCTGCTGTTGTCGCTGCTGTTGTACCAGATGCTACGAACGCTGCAAGGAGTGCTGCGTCTGTTGCCTTCTCGTATGCCTTGCGAAGTTCTGCCATCATGAGTTCCATGAACGCAGGTGATGAGCGATCTACAAGCTCGAATGAAACGCGCTGTAGTCCTGAGAACTTTTCGATTGAGATAGTGTCATAAGCAGATGTCATGCCTGTCTCAGATGGTGCTGAACCTTCGTTTGTGTCTGCAACTGTTGGAGCAACGTCTGCAGATGAAGCGTTGGTATAAAGGCGTGGGACTGTAAATGACATTCCGTCGATTCCTGCAAGTGAGCCGCGTGTAGCTGCTTCGAATGCTGGACGACCTGTGAATGTATCTGTGATGAATGTGTTCAGGTGTGACGGAAGTGTCAAACCTGTGTTTGTTGAAGTTGAGTCATCTGCTGCACGAACTGTGCGACGAGCTTCGTCATCACCTAGTGCTGCCTTCATTGATGCTTCGAGATATTGTGCTGATGAAATCGGCGCAATACGCTCCTTGACTTGGAGGTTTGCTACAACTGTTGGGCGAGCCGCTTCGACTGCTGCTGCTTCAACTGCTGGAGCTTCTACCGCTGTGGTTGATTCTTCCACTTGTGGCTCGCTTTCTGGTTGGGTTTCTTCAGCAGGGATAACTTCCTCTGCTGCGATCTCTAGCACCTGAGCAGACTTAAAGGCTGGTTCAGTAACTAGAGAAACTTCTTTGAGACGCGCAGATGAGACAACAATGTGTCCATCGCGTGAAGGCTTTGATGCGATTACTTCTGCACCAACTGAAAGACCGCTAACGAGTCCTTCTTGTGCCTGAATAAGTGCATCGTTGCCGCCTGTTGAGCGTGAGAGTTTGAAAGTTGCATAGATTCCGTCTGCGCGTGTTTCCGCAGCAATCATGCGACCAACTGGCTTCTTCATGTCGTGCTGTGATAGCAACTTAATCTTAGAAACGTCAGCAATGTCAATAGACCCTGCTTCAAATACGACTCCACCCATATTAGTGTTGCCAATCTCGCCTGTACCCATAGGCACAATCTTGCCTGAGATTTCGCGACGTTCTTCGCTGCACTCAATCGATGAGGCTTCGATTATTAACTGTTCCATTAGCTCATTCCTTCGCTTCCGTTGGGAGTTAAATCTGTCATTTCCATTGCTTGCTCTGTAGAGATAAGTCCTAGGCTAAGGAGCTTCTCAATCACCTGTAGCTCGACCAATGGGTCGCTCTTTAGGAATGAGTCAAAGACGGCGAAACGCACTTCATGTCCTGCNGTAGAAATATCGTCCATGCTGAGGCGTGACTGAATCGCTTGAATGTATGGCTCGATAGATAATGCGTAGAACTGCTTGCGCTCATCTTGAACGTTTGCGTAAGTCATGGTTGTGTTCTGATCTGCTGAAAGATAATACGCAGGGACGTTCATTGTGCGAGCAATCTGTGTTGATAGATTTTGGATTGCCTCGTTGTACATCATGTCTTTAGGGCTGAAAGATACTGGTGAGTAATCAAGAGTAGATGTCAAGTAAGCCGTTGAGTTATTAAGACGGCTACGCTTCCAAGCTGCGAGAAGTCCTTGAACCTCGCTAGGAGGTAGGTCAGCGCCTGTGTTCTTCAAGAATCCTGCTGGTTGCGCTTGTGCTGAGTTCACTGCTGCTGCACGATCTACATCGATAGCTGCTTGGATTGTGCGACTGCCGCGTTCTAGTACGCCTTCGTCGAATCCCTGAATTGTAACAATGTCATTCATGTCGATTGCCTTAGCATCGACGTAATACTGTGTAACGAACATGCCTTCAAGGTCTGTTGTAAAGGTGACGCGTGAATTAGCAACCCATTCGAATTGCGCAGGGCGACCATCTTCTGCATAGCGTTCAGTAACTAGGAGATAAGCAACTCCGTAGAAGAGAAGCGAATCAACGCACCAAGTTAGGGTTACGAATGATGGCTGAGACTTAGATAGTTGCTTAATCCAACGAGGAGGAGCAATTACCTCACCAGTTGATGTCTTGTAATACTCAAGAGGAATTGACGCAACTGTTCCGCAGATAAGATTGCGGGCTCGCGCTACAGAAGGGACGCTCATTGCGTCATGGCGTGAGATTCGTGCAAAGATTGCGTTATACAAGCTGGGCATATTTTCGCCCATGACTTGTGGTGCGTACTGCGCTTCCAAGATTTGTGGCTTACGCGAAAAGAGACCCATAGAGGGCAATTATACACTACATGTAGGTCATTCGCTGTAGATTGCCGCTACCTGTTGTGGTTTCGTTAATTGATGGACAACCATTGCAGTAGAGATTGCACCCGATACATCGCCTGCCGATTTACGTTTAACAATGCGCCATGAAGAGTCGTTTGTCTTAGCTGCGCAGTTGTTCATCTGTTGCACCCAGTTCTCTTGACCTGAATGAACTAGGCGATGGTTCACCAAGGCATCTAATAGATCACCACAAGCCTGATAGAACGCAGCTCCTGAGATGTCCATGCAGATTTGCCCTGCGTTTGTAAGTCGGTCTGCGATTGACTGAGCCGTGTACTTATCGAAGCAGATTTGGCGAGGGCGATACTGGTCAGCCCAGCCTTTTATCTCAGCTGCAATCTTAAGATCATCGACGCTTACTTGACTCTCCCATGTCTGGAGAATGCCAACTCCGATGCGACCGTCTGGGAGTATCTGCCCAGCAACCAGACTTGCATTCCTGCGAGACGGACTGACATCGAATGCAAAGACCGTATAACCGCCCACAGGAATCGTGAGTGTTGAGTCGCTCGTATCTTCAAGAATGCCATGAGGCCAAGGAGAGCTGAGAGAATCAATCCATTGACATAGCAACTCAGTTCGAGTGTTTTCAATCGGGCTAGTAGCAACGGCTTCTTCAAGTGTTTCCTCCGTAATTGTGTAACCGAGCGCAGGGTTCGCCTGAGCCCAGCCTGAGCGGTCTGTAATCTTTGAATATTGGGGAGCTGAGTACTCATAGAAGCCGAAAGACTTGGGTGGGTTCTCTAGCGCTCTTTCTCTCATGCCATTAAGGACTACCGAGAAAGCGTCTCCTGCATTAGAGGTAAGAAGCGTCTGAGAATTTGGACGCGCTCTAGTTGTAGGGACTGCTGCTCTAAATCCTTCTTCGCTGATCTCTCGAAGTTCGTCGATGAAGAGGAAGTCCGCAGTTCTTCCGCGAGAGCCGTCTCTAGTTGCCGCAACAACGTCAAGCCTTCTGCCGTCCAGCATCTCAATAGACTCAGTTCCGTTGGCGTAGCGGATCTGTTTAACGAATCCCTTGAGGTGGTCATTGTTCTCCAATACTTGAGCGACTTGGCGAAAGGTGTCCAGAGCCATTGAGCGGTTCGAGGACATAATCAGAATGTTCTTACTATCCCACTTAAGCAGGTGAGCAAGAATGAGCATACGGGCTAGATGGGTCTTTCCGTTCTGTCTAGCGATGAGTAGCAGGTTTGTCTTACGAACCCACGAGCCAGACTTGTCCACGCCAAGCATGTCCTTCAATACGTGCTCCTGCCATGGCAATAAAGGCATATTGATAATCTCGCATAAATCTTTTACATCTTGCAG